AGTCAACCAAAGATGATTGAAATGCTTAAATCACTTACAAATGGCATCTAAAGCACCAAGCATTACAAAGGTAGGAAGGCACAAAGTATCTCGTCCTGGAGTTCATGCTAAGAGCAAAACATCTAAGCTAAAGAGCAGCAAGAACTACACTAAGTCGTATAACCGACAGGGAAGATAAAATTTAGTATCTTTGCACTATGGGAAAGATAAATAACTATACCGTAGGGCCTGCTAAGGCAGGTGACAAAATAATCTGTTCTGATGCAGATACTGGAGTAACAAAAAATATTACTCCTCAAGAGATTATTGATATTGAACGATCTACAAGTATTTATCGTGCTTATCTTACTCAAGTAATGGGTGACGCACCTGTAGCAACTTTAATTCCTGGAAACACAATTACAGGAACATGGACTAGAGATCAAACAGGTGTTTATATATTTACATCTACTGGCACATTTGATGGTGTAAAAGCAGCACTACTTACTAGTGTTCCTACAACACAAGACAATACCTTTGAATTTGCCGTATTGAACGACAATGAAATTACATTTAACACATACTCTGCTGGATCAGCGCAAGATGGTGTGTTATTAGATACCTATGTTGAATTAATAGTACACTCAGTATAATTTTTGTATATTTGTGTACTCTTAATTTTTCTTGCATCTTACTGTTAGATTAGGGCTACTTCGGTAGCCCTTTTTTTTATATCTTTGTATCAAATTAAATAAAATGGAAAAACAATTAACATCAGAAGAACTAGAACGTTTTAATGCTTCACGTAAAAATTACTACGAGCTACGTTCTCATTTAGCCGACATTACTATTACAGAAGAAAGGCTTAAGATTGACAAGCAAACTACACTTACAAACATTGAGATTGCTCAGAATGAAGTAGGTAACTTGCAGAAGGAATTTTATGAAAAATATGGAGAAGGTCGTATCGACACTGAATCCGGAATGATAGTTACTCAATGATCATTAGAAAAATATCGATAGGTACAGACCCACTTAACGCCATGCATTATCAGGTAGGAAAACCTGTAATGAAGGGTGAATATATGGTGTACGATATTATTAAGAATGATGAAGGGTTGATTGATGTGTGGGTAGAAAAGAACGGAGAAGCTGTAAAGTGGAAATCTGTTAACACCACAATGCCCGTAACAATAGAGTATAACATAAATTTCTAAAATGAGGTCACCACATTACTTTGTAATACGCCCCAATAAAGGCGTTAGATACGACAATATGCGCCAATATGGCGATAAGGATTTCATTATATCTTCCTCTCAGGAAGACCATACTGTCACAAATAGAATAGGTATAGTTGAGTCAGTGCCAATTGGTTACGATGGTAACATTAAACCTGGTGACCAAATAATCGTTCATCACAATGTATTTCGTATCTACTACGACATGAAAGGTAATGAACGTTCAAGTTGGAACCACTACAAGGATGATGTGTTCATAGTAGAGATGGACCAAGTCTTCTTGTATAGAGAGCCAGAAGGAGAGTGGTGTGCGCCATATCCATTCTGTTTTGTTAAGCCTATAAAGAAAGAACTTGATGCAGAAATGTTTACCGACACAGGTATACTAATGCATCTTCATGGTATACTTGAGTATGTACCTGAAAACGATATACTTAAGAAAGGTGACATGGTATCTTTCCAGCCAGAATCAGAGTATGAGTTCAGAATAAATGAAGAGATAATGTATCGTGTAAAACTTAAGAACTTATGCTTAAAGATTTAACAGCAAAAAAAGATAGAGTTCTTGAGGCTGCTGAAAGGTCTGTAGATGAGCTTATTAAGGTTCTTGAGATGCCTATCATCACTAACTCTTACGATGATGAACTAGGTGCAGATAAAATGAAGAACGCAGCAGCAGCAAAAAGGTTGGCTTTTGAGGATGCATTGTCGATACTAGAGCGCATAGATCAAGAGAGAGCAAAAGTTTCTGAAGTAGAACAAAAGGTAGTTAACCCTAATAGCGGATTCGCAGAAGGTAGAGCAAAGTCAAATGGTAAAAAATCATAACTATGACATATACCGAATTGCCAATGATCATATTGGAGAAACTTCTATTAGGAATAAGAATAGGGCGAAATCATGGGACTATGGATATAATAAGGAATATAATATTGTGGTCATATCGAAAGATGGAACACTTGGTGATATATATGAGATTAATGGGCTTTTTGTAGGCCTTCCTAAGACACCATCAAATATACCACAGGGAGAAAATAAATGGGTTGCTGCTGAATATCCAAAAGAACTTAAGAACATAAAAACATCCTTCGAATGGATGCGTAGAGACAATGTTTTTAAGAACCAATGGATTGACTACATAGAGCAGGAGTTCGACAGAAGAGAACTAGGTCATTGGTTTATGAATAACAATAAACCAACATACATTACAGGAACACACTACATGTACCTGCAATGGTCCAAGATAGATATCGGTCTTCCTGACTTCCGTGAATCAAATAGGATATTCTTTATTTATTGGGAAGCATGTAAGGCAGACAGTAGATGCTATGGTATGTGCTACCTAAAAAACAGACGTAGTGGTTTCTCGTTCATGAGTTCAGGAGAAGCATGTAACATAGGCACAATATCTAAAGACTCCCGATTAGGTATACTGTCAAAGACTGGTGGTGATGCCAAGAAGATGTTTACTGATAAGGTAGTGCCTATTGTAAGGAACTATCCATTCTTTTTCAAGCCCGTACAGGATGGTATGGATAATCCAAAGACAGAACTTTCGTTTAGGGTTCCTGCATCTAAGATTACCAAGAAGAGTATGAACGAAGAGAAGGAGCTTGGAATTGAGGGTCTTGATACAACTATTGACTGGAAGAACACAGCTGACAACAGCTATGACGGTGAGAAGCTACTACTACTAGTTCATGATGAATCTGGTAAGTGGGAGAAGCCAGAAAATATTCTTAACAACTGGCGTGTAACAAAGACATGTCTTCGTCTCGGTAGTAGGGTTATTGGTAAGTGTATGATGGGTTCAACATCTAACGCACTTGCAAAGGGTGGTGATAACTTCAAGAAGTTATTCAACGACTCTGATCCACGCAAGCGTTCTTCCAACGGACAGACTAAGTCAGGGCTATACAGCCTATTCATACCTATGGAGTGGAACTTTGAGGGCTACATCGATAAGTATGGATGGCCTGTATTAGAGGACCCAAAGAAACATATTGAGGGTATCGATGGTGAAATGATTGAAAATGGTGTAATCACATATTGGAACAACGAAGTTGATGCACTTAAGAATGATCCTGACGCACTTAATGAGTTCTACAGACAGATGCCTAGGACTGAGTCTCACGCATTTAGGGATGAGTCTAAGCAGTCTTTATACAACCTGTCAAAGATATATCAGCAAATCGATTATAACGACTCTCTAATCAAAGATAGAGTACTCACAAAAGGAAACTTCCATTGGAAGAATGGTGAGAAAGATACAGAAGTAATATGGACACCTGATCCATCCGGCAAGTTTACATTGTCTTGGATACCTCCTATAGGTGTTAGGAATAATATAATAAAAGATAGAAATGGAAAAAGAAGACCTGGAAATGATCATTTGGGGGCTTTTGGTTGTGACCCCTATGACATATCTGGCACAGTTGGGGGTGGTGGATCTAATGGTGCTTTACATGGACTCACCGGATTCCATATGGACACCAATGCGCCTACTAATCAGTTTTTTCTTGAGTATGTAACAAGAACACAAACAGCAGAGATATTCTTTGAAGATGTGCTAATGGCTATCCACTTCTATGGTATGCCAATACTTATTGAGAACAACAAGACTAGGTTACTATACTACCTAAAAGATAGAGGATACAGAGCATTCTCATTGAACAGACCTGACAAACACATATCCAAGCTATCTAGGTTTGAATCAGAAGTAGGTGGTATACCTAACTCATCTGAAGACGTTAAGCAGGCTCACGCCTCTGGAATAGGCTCATACATAGAGCAGTATGTAGGATATGATTCAGAAGGTACGTACAGAGAACCCGATGAAATGGGGAATATGTACTTCACAAGAACACTAGAAGAATGGGCTAAGTTTGACATCAACAACAGGACTAAGTTCGATGCTGCAATTAGCTCAGGATTAGCTATAATGGCAACGCGTAAGAACCAAAACACTAGTGTGGTACAAAAGTCAAAAATTAGTATTAAATTTGCAAGATACGACAATAGTGTTGGCAACGTTAGTCAATTAAAGAGATAATGGATAAAAAACCATCTGTAGTTATTAGTAGCACTCCATTTCCAAATCAAATGGCCACGGATGCTGAGAAGGCATCTAAGGATTATGGTTTAAAGGTTGGGAAGTCTATTGAAGGCGAATGGTTTAGAAGAGTTAACTCCGGAAACTGTCGTTACTATGATCAATATCTAGAGTTCCATAAGTTACGTTTGTACGGACGAGGCGAGCAGCCCACAGAGATGTACAAGAAACTTTTAGCTGTAGATGGGGATCTATCTTACCTTAACTTAGATTGGAAGCCCGTATCAATTATCCCAAAGTTTGTGGACATAGTTGTAAACGGTATGGCTGACCGTCTTTATTCAATTAAGGCAGAATCGCAAGACGTAATGTCTGCTGAAAAAAAGAATGTATTTCAAGATATGGTTGAATCTGATATGCTTGCTAAAAACATATTGGAGAAAACGAAACAAGAGTTTGGCATTGATGCCTACAATGTTCCACCAGATGAAATACCTGAGAATGATGAGGAGCTTGCTCTTTACATGCAATTAAAGTATAAGCCATCTATCGAAATCGCAGAAGAGATTGCAATCAATACTCTTTTAGACATGAATGACTACAAGGATGTAGTTAAGCCACAAGTAGATAGAGACTTAACAGAGATTGGCATAGGTGCTGTAAAGCATTCATTCTATCCTGGAGCAGGGGTTAAAATAGAATACGTTGACCCAGCTGCACTTGTTTATAGTTATACAGAGAAGCCTGACTTCTCCGATGTGTACTACATTGGTGAAGTAAAGCAGGTACACTACACTGAGTTACGCAAGATGAATCCGGAACTAACGGATGAAGAGTTGACAGACATCAAGAACTCTGGCTCTGCGTGGTATAACTATTGGCCTGTTATTAGAACATTCCAAGAGGATGTGTTTAATAACGAAATGGTCACTCTTCTGTACTTTAACTACAAGACTGAAAAACGTTTTGTATACAAAAAGAAAAAACTAGAGAACGGAGGGGAGCGAGTTATTAAAAGAGATGAGAACTTTAAACCTACACCTGACAATCCATCGTTTGAGCGATTGGATGTTGTTAAGGATGTATGGTACGAAGGAGTTCTTGTTTTAGGTAGTAATATTCTTATTAAGTGGGATCTTCTGAAAAATATGGTTCGTCCAGAAGCAGCTACTCAGAAAGCACTTTGTAATTACATTATAAATTCACCAAGTATGTACAAGGGACAAATACAGTCTCTTGTAAAACGAATGATTCCATTTGCCGATCAGATACAATTAACACACCTTAAGCTACAGCAAGTGATGTCACGAGTTGTTCCTGATGGTGTATTCATCGATGCAGATGGTATCTCTGAAGTAGACCTTGGTACAGGAGCAGCATACAATCCAGAGGATGCACTTAAGATGTACTTCCAAACTGGTTCGGTAGTTGGTCGAAGCTATACAGGTGATGGTGAGTTTAACAACGCACGAGTTCCTATTCAGGAACTACAGACCAATAGTGGTGCATCTAAGATGTCTGCGTTGATTAATCACTACAACTATAACCTAAACATGATACGTGATGTCACAGGGCTTAATGAGGCTCGTGACGGTTCATCTCCTGATCCAAACGCACTTGTTGGTGTTCAGAAGCTTGCTGCACTAAACAGCAACGTAGCTACACGACATATCCTACAAGGAGGTTTAATGGTTACTAAGCGATTGGCAGAAGGCATATCACTACGTGTAGCTGATATACTTAACTACGCAGACTTTAGAGAAGAGTTCGCAATGCAGGTTGGTAAGTACAACCTTTCCATACTTGATGATATCAAGAACCTATACTTACATTCATTTGGTATATTTATAGAACTTGCACCAGATGAAGAAGAAAAACAGCAAGTAGAGCAGAACATACAGATAGCACTTAGCAGAGATCAGATTGATCTTGAGGACGCTATTGATATTCGTATGATTAAGAATCTGAAACTCGCCAATGAACTACTTAAGGTTAAGCGTAAGCGTAAAACACTTGAGCGTCAGAAACGAGAAGACATGCAGTCTCAGATACAAATGCAGATTAACATGCAGTCTCAAGAAGCTGCTGCACAGCAGAAGCAACAGACAGCACAGATGGAGGCACAAGCTAAGATTGCTATCAAACAAAATGAAGCTCAACTAGATATGCAGCGTATGCAGTTTGAAGTTGAGAAGAAAAAAGAGTTGATGGCACTTGAGTTTGAGTACAACATGCAGCTTAAAGGTATTGAGACAGATGGATTGATGAAGCGTGAGAAAGAGCGTGAGAAAGCAAAAGACAAGCGTGTAGACCTACAGGCAACCCGTCAGTCAGAGCTTATTAATCAGCGAAAGAACAATCTTCCTCCTTTGAGCTTTGAATCTGAAGAAGACTCATTAGATAACTTTGATTTAGGATCATTTGAACCGAGATAATTATGTTAAAGCCTAGCAAAATAAAAGTGAATCCTTACTTGTCCGGAACAGGAAGTAAGAACAGATATGACATAACCGGAGGTGTAACAATGTCTCGTGGTCCTATTTCTTTAGATATATCTACTTCTTCAGGAAGTGACTATAAGCCCGAATCGGATATTACACTTAGTGTAAATATTCCTATCACTAAGCGCATCAAGAATAAACGTAGGTTTTTATAAAATACAAATGAAAAAGGGACTATACGCAAACATTCATGCTAAGAGACAAAGGATAGCAGCAGGATCAGGTGAGACTATGCGTAAACCTGGAACTAAAGGTGCGCCTACAGCAAAGGCATTTAAGCAGTCAAAGAAAACAGCTAAGAAGAAATAGTCATTATGTTAGCTCCAAAAAGAAATACAAAAAAACCAAATAATGGAGTTGTTGTATCTAATAGAAAAAAAACTGCTAGATCAATAAGACCAACATCAAGACAAAATCAAAATGGAACTCAATCAACTCATGTTATGGAGTGGGGAGGCGGAGAAGGAAGAGGTCGAAAAAAATATACTGTTAATCCGACTATTTTTCCAAATAAAGATGGGTCATGGACTGATTTAGGTGCATCAGAAGACAGAATGTCTTCTTATAAAGAAGCTAAAAAAAGAGGAGAAGTATTTGGTTTTAGATCTGCAAAAATAGCTGAAAAATTTGCTGCTGGTTCTTGGAAAAAAGGTCAAGATAAAAAAGATGCAATGAAAAACTATAGAATTGATAAAAAGCAAGGATTACTATATACACAATCCAAAGATTTTAAGCAGTCAAAGAAAACAGCTAAGAAGAAATGAAAGATTCTCGTTTAGCAAGAGCAGGAGTTGAAGGGTTCAATAAACCAAAGAAGACACCAAGCCATCCAACAAAGTCACACATAGTTGTAGCTAAGGTTGGTGATATTATTAAGACAATACGCTTTGGTCAGCAAGGAGTTAAGACAAATCAAACTGTAGGGCAACGTGAGGCATTTAAAAGCCGTCATGCTAAAAATATTTCTAAGGGAAAGCTATCTGCTGCTTACTGGGCCGACAGAGTAAAGTGGAGTCCTAGTAAAACAGGATCAACTAGTAAAAAGTGGATAAAAGGCTCTTGACAATATATATAGAAAAATTTACTTAACTTTGTACCAATTAAATCAAATGTAATGGAAGAACCGAAATTTAAAGTACGCGCTGTCGACTTTGAAGAAAAGTCTCTGCAAGAACTAGAGACAGAATTAATCGAGCAGCACCAACAGGAAGTAGCTGAAGTATCTTCAGAGGCTCCTAGAGAAGCACAACAAGAGACGGTTGATGCTTCATTGCAAGAGGGTTCAGTAACGTCTGAAACCCCACAAAATATAGAGATTGATGATAACGTGATTCTTTCTCACATTAAAAACAAGTACAATAGAGAGGTTAGTTCTATTGACGAATTAATTCAAGAACGAGCTGTTCAAGATGAATTAGAGTCAGACGTAGCTGCCTTTCAGAAGTACAAAAGAGAAACAGGGCGTGGAATAGAGGACTTTGTTAAGTTGAACAGAGACTTAACCACAGCAGACCCTGAAAGACTACTTGCTGATTATTACCGAGAACAAGGTGATGATGACGAGGATGTGGAATATAGGTTGAGTAAGTTTTCTTATGATGAAGACCTAGATTCTGAGGACGACATTCGCGAACGCAAGCTGTCTAAGAAACAAGAGCTGAAAAAGGCGATTAAGTATTTTGAAGGTCTAAAGGAACAATACACGGTTCCTCTTGAGTCAAGAGAATCATTCGTTCCACAGGAAGAGAGAGATGCTTATGAATCCTTTAAAGCATATAAGCGTGACCAGTCCTCTGAGCTTGAAGAACAGACCAAGAAGTCTGAGTTTTTTCAGAAGAAGACAGATGAGTTCTTCGCCAACAACTTCGATGGATTTCGATTTAATGTTGATGATAATAACAACATCGTTTTCAAACCTGGTGAAGCGAAAGACATCGTGGCGAAGCAATCTAATATAGTGAACTTTATCAACAACTTTTTAGATGATAAAGGATACTTGAAGGATGCCGAACAGTTTCATAAAGCTATCGCTATGGCTATGGATCCAGATAAAACCGCTAGGTTTTTCTATGAAAAAGGAAAATCCGATGCAGTGACTAATTTTGATAGAGAGTCTAAGAACATAGATATGAGAAGTTCACCGACACCAACACCAAGAGAAGGTGGATTCCAAGTCAAAGTAATAGAAGATGGTTACGAAGGTAGATTAAAAATTCGTAAACGTTAAACTAAAGTAAAATGGCAGGTTCATTAAACACCCCAGGGTTTAGCCTAACCCCCAGTGCAGTTAAAGCTACATTAGCTTCTAACTACATCACTAATTTCAATTTCTTGAATCAGTATCTTCCTGATACTTATGAGCAAGAATTTGAGCGATATGGTAATCGTTCAATCGCTTCTTTCCTACGTAATGTTAGTGCTGAGATTCCTTCAGCTTCTGACTTGATCAAATGGGCAGAGCAAGGTCGTTTGCACACTAAGTATACAGCAGCTACTCCAGTTTCTGCTACAGGTGGAGATGATTATGTAACATTTGATATTGGTACAGCTATATGTAACTTCCGAGTTGGTCAAACTGTATTTATTTCAAATAACGCATCTTCTTCTTCTTACCGAGGATTAGTAACTGAGTGTCCTGTATCTTCAGATGCTACTCGATTCCGTGTTGCACTTTATAATGCCACAGGTATTGCTGCTGGAGATACATCTGCAACATTTACTGTATTTGTATATGGTTCAGAATTCAAAAAAGCACAACTTGGAATGGTTGGTTCTTTAGATCCACAAGATGACTTTTTTGAAGTTAAGCCTGTTATTATCAAAGACAAGTTTGAAGTAGCTGGTTCTGATATGGCTCAAATTGGTTGGGTTGAAGTTACTACTGAGAATGGTGCTACAGGATACCTTTGGTATGTTAAAGCAGAGCATGAAACTCGTCTACGTTTTGAGGATTATCTTGAAATGATGATGATTGAACACGTTCCTGCTGATCAAGGATCTGGTGTTGCAACTGAGTTTGGTGCTCCTTCATATCCTTCTCCATCTACTGAATCAGCTGCTGG